CGATCGACCTGAACAGCGTTCAGGAAGGACAGCGGGATATTGAAGCCCGCGTGCAGGAAGTCGGAGCGGAGAGCGTTTCCGCAATCAAAGACGCGGCATACAACAACCTTTCGGAGATCCGAGACATCGGCGCGACCGTGAACGCAGGCTTTGCCGCACAGCAGAAATGCTGCTGCGAAACCCTGCGTGCTATCGACAGCGTGAACTACAACGGTGCAATCAACACCGCATCTGTCAATGCAAATACCACCGCGCAGACCCAGAAAATTCTCGATGCGCTTGCACAGAACAAGATCGAGTCGCTTCAGGGCAGAATCAATCAGCTTGAAATGCAGAATGCGCTCGGCAATGTTGTCCGCTATCCCACTATGATGGCGTACAATGCCGGCGTTTCCCCGTTCTGCGGTGGCTACACGCCCTGCGGAGGGAATGCGAACTACTGACAGCTGAAAGGAGGAAGCTGAGATGGCAAGACCGTATATTAAGACCGTGACCGGAACTGTTTCCGTTCTCGCGGACGGAGCAGTGCCACTTGGTCAGAACCTTGTGACCGGGTATTGCAGACAGAGCCTGTATATGCTTGGAAACGGGGTCAACATTTCCGACCGCTGTATCAACGGATACAAGGTCAGCGTTCACGCGACATTTACAGCTCCTGCCGCCGGTGTTGTCACGCTTGCGGTACAGCAGAACGGGACAACCATCCCCGGTGCAACCGCGTCGGAGACGGTTACCACCGCCGCAACGGAAACGCGGACGATCTCGTTCTCGACCATCGTCAAGTCGGTCTGCGGAAACGCGTCCGATCTGATCTCCCTTGTGAACACCGGCGTTGCGGCTGATTTCACAAATGTGGAATTGGACATTGAGCGCATTTGAGGAGGTGTTCTGAATGCATAAGAAGAACATCGAAAGCATCATCCGTTCCGGGAGCGGAGAGCAGATGGAAGCCCTGCGGGATCTTTTCATCCGGACTGTCGACGAGATGGACGAGGAAAAGAAAGCGGAACTGGAGTATTGCATCCACAAGATCGCAAACGGCGGGAAACTCGGTGAAGCTGTTGCAAGACACTGGGTGTCCGAAATGAAGAACAAGGACGGCACATCCGGAGAACATTGGACGAAAGAGCAGACGGACGGTCTGCATCGCCAGGTCGCGCCCTCGACAGATGCGTGGGACTTTTACGCGGCAATGAACATGATGTACAGCGACTACTGCAGACCGGAATTCAGTTCCAGTGACTACGCCATGATGGCGAAAGACTGGCTGTGTGACGAGGATGTGGGAAGCTGTAAAACCGTCCGGTACTACTACTTTGTAGTCCGGTAACAGAAAAGGTCGGTTGCTCCAAACGGGGCAACCGACTGTTTTTATTTTACGCTTTGCTTGACGATTCCAACCGTTCCGTCAATCTCGATTCCGTCAACATGTGCGGAGCATTCGGGGCAAAGGTCGAGCGTTACCGCCCTCCGCCCGTTTCGGCAGACCGTAATAGAGCCGAATTCAGCCTCCCTGATGAGCGTTCCGCAAATGGCACAATGTCGTTCCCCCTCTGCGGTGGACGGATCGATGTACCCAAAGGCTTCCGCGATGCGAAGCGTGATTTCCAGCTTCCATCGGCGATATCCGGAACGCGAAGTCAATGTTTTGCACTTTGCTTCCGGGTAGCTTTTTCCGTTTATCAGATCGGAGAGCATCCGGTCTGACCATTTTTCCGTTACAACGCTTGCAACCGCATCATCGATTACGCGGTTCGTATTGCGATAGGTGTCCCGCACGAACGGTGTCAGATTCCCCGAGTGCAGTTCTTTCTCACGCCTCTCATAATCCGCACAGATTGCCGATACCACCCGACAAACGCTTTCCGGTATTTTGAACATCTTACACCTCCCGAATTTTGATTCCGTACCGCCACAGCATAAGTTTTCGCTTGATGATGTATTCCTTGGTACGCTTTCCCTTTGCATCCTCTACAATCAGATCACCGTTTTCGTTGTAGACGAAATCCGCTATGTATACAACCTTTCGCTCTGTGATTTTTCCGTTCTCTACATGGTTTGGAATCAGTTCAAACGGCATTTGCCGCTTCAGGTCGCTGATCTTCCCGGCGCGCAGGAGCAGTTTCAACTCCTGCCACCGGGTTGCTTCACGGATGGAATCAAAGCGGATGCCGTCAACGGTCACCGGCTGGTTGCCGTATTTTCGGTATGTTTTGTACATGGCTTTTTGAACACCCCCTCATAAATCCGTCTGCCGTGCCGTGTGGCGATGTAGAAGTCATGGAATACATATCCTTTGCCTATCAGCCCTTCGCAGTGGAGAGCGAATTCTGACAGGTTCGCAGAGCGGTATTTCATGCTTTTGTCTCCCTGTTCCGCATGGGTTTCCCGCAGTGCGGGCAGAATTCCAATCCACAAGAACCGCGAGAGTGTTGTCCCAAGCGGGACACGGGCATATCGTATGCGATTCTCTTGCAGAGGGAGCACACCCACATAAAGGATGCCGGTCTGTCATTTTCGGGAAGCCATACACCGGTCTGATCCGGAATCACCCGCAGGGACAGGATGTCATCGGTGTTGTAGGATTTTGTGTGCAACAGCATGGAAGTCGGATTGTCCTGCGCGTTCTCTGAAACTGTCACCACGGTCATTGCCGCAGTTGTGTTCGGAATTTCAAGTTCAATTTTCATTTTTTTCTCCAGTGTAACCACCAATGAATTTCGTTTATTACGAACAGGACAAGGCATCCAACCGCAACTGCAGCCATGAATGCAATGAACCCGCCGATAAGGTACTGTATTTCGTATGGCATTATGTCTCACTCCGATCCAGTGCTTGTCCGCAATACGGGCAAAAGATGTATTCTCTCAGCCCGATATGGTTTTCGCAAACAGGGCATAGGTCGTACTCACATTCGAATTTTCTCCCCGTTTCTTCATCCTCGTCATTATAGTACCGCTTTTTGCACTTCATTGGAATCTGCTTCATTTTTTTACTGCTTAAAAGCGCCTCATTCATTGTCATTCTCCTTTACAATCAAAAGCCCTTTGCAGAGTTCGAGCAATTCGGCATCGTTGCGCTTGATAGCGAGCGTTGCAATGTCTTTGAGGTAGGATGACAAAAGCTCCAAGCCGACAGCAATTCCGAATGCGGTGTTTTGCGGTTTTCCCGAAACAGCATCAATTATCAGCCGTGTCAGGTTGTTATAGTCGAGTTTCATCCTTTCACTTTTCATTTTTGCTTCACCTCCTGATTGATGCAAGCGCAACACAAGCACCCGCCGTAGCTACTGGCGTATACGCAGAGAATGCCTTTGGCGTAACAGCAATATGGTTTCATTTGTCATCCTCCAATCCTTTTACGCTTTCCATCTTTGCGCCACAGTGGCAATAAGGTTGCTCTTCCAAAACGTGCTTTGGAAAATTTGTAAACATCCACCTTTCGCAGACAGAACATTGGAATGCGTGCCCCATCATCTCGTGATGACCACAATAAATCCATTTCCCGTGTCGAATTTCTTCTACATCAGCCGTTGGCTGTTGGTCAATAATACTCTTGATTAAGGGAACAGCATAATCCTTTGTAAAATTTCCGGTGAACTCGGCTTTTAACAGATTAGCATTGATGTATCTCGGCATTATTCATCCTCCAAATCCATCTTTGCTCCGCACGAATAGCAATACTTATAACGAAACCAGTCACAACATTCACCGAGCTTACACTCTGAGCAAATAACAATGCCTTCTCGTTTCTTGTCGTGAAGCCATTTTCCATGTTTCACTTCCTGTACGTCTACAGTAGACGCATTTTCAAGAAATTCAATCGCATCACCAAATCCGGTAACATAGTTGTCGTAATCACCATAGTCTCTCGCGAGGTCTTCATGTCGTTCTTGCATTTTATGTAACAAGGCATCTTTATCGATGTATGTTGCCATTCTTATCCTTCTCCTTCATCTGTTCTTCCAACGTTTCAATCTTGTGTTCCAGATTTTCGATGTGGTCATCGTTAATCCATATAAATATTTCTCCGACAATTACCCCAACCGCCATCAGAATTTCGGAAACTGTACCTGATGTAAATGTTGCTACAATTAACGCAATCAGTGAGATACATAATAGCCACCGATACATTCCATTGTTCCTTTCACCATACAAAATCAGGATGCTCTTTCATGAACGGCTCGACAACTTCTTTAATGGCTCGTTCTGCAACATCCATATTTGAAAAATATACAGCACCTTGCATCTTAAATCCATCATTACTGTCTATACAAAAATCCTTTTCGTCAGAATCGTAGAAAATTAGCCAGTGGTCATTTTCGCCATTCCACTCAGAATCTTCACACTCATTGTCATACGCAAACTTCAAAAGTTTACGATAAAGTAACTGATGAAGCGCCACTTGGTTTGCAAAGGAATCGTCGTTGAAATAGTTAACTGCGTCATACAGAGCCTGATCGCTAGAATCACCGTCTTCTCTATAATTGTCAACATTACCATATCCAGTAATTTTATAATACACATTACCCTTTGTAACTCTTTCAAACGGATTCTTTCTCTTGATTCCAAGCGCTTTCACCTGCTCATCCGTCAGTTCAACACGCTTGCCGTTGATTACAGCGTAATTGTCGCTCATTGCTCCAGCTCCTTTCCATAAAAGCTGTACTCAACCCAAAGTTTCCCGGTTTTGTCGTTCTTCGCACAGCCGGTGATCCTGCAATCGCCGTTAATCAGCTTTCTCAAAATAGCAGCAACAAGCACCTTTCCGAAAGGCTGATTCTTTTCGGATTCTCGTTTCTCGATAAAATCGATCAGGTCTTTTTGCAGTGTAGCATCAATCTCTGTCAGCATTGTTTTTGCTCCCTTCATGCCTTTCTTGCAATATTTCTCTTGCCCGCTCTGCACCGTATATTATGCAGAGGGCAATATATTCGTTGACGTAACGGGCAAGAGCCTCGTCCTTTTTCTTGCCCGTATTTCTTCGCGGATAGTTGGCTCTCATTTTACTTCCACATCCGGCAGTTTTACATCGAAATACACCTTGTAGTGATACGGGTCTGTGTGTGTCCCGCTAATGTCCTCAACAACATAGAGGGTGTAGTCATTGAGATACACATAATTCTTTTTGTAGGTACTCCCGCCTACTTTTGCGATCACAACCAGTTCGTTAGTGCTGTTGTTGCTTATGCTGATATATCCCTCGATGTACATGATGATTTTGTCCGTTCGCGCGTTGTACACCGTTACACGGCGTTCGGATTCAAAGTAGTCCGCCTGCTTTGAGATGTTGCTGTTCACACGGTCAGCTTCGGAGCACCCCGCGAGACAAAACAGACCCCAGATGAGCACAACCAACGATACTGTGATACTGATAACCTTTTTCATTTTCTTTGCTCCTTTCATATCACGAAATCACCGTCAAACAAATTGCACACGTCAAATACAAGACCGATGTCAGCACATCCGATTCACCGTGCCGTATCAGTTGGCGGATGTCGCAAAATGTACTGATTGATGCGAATACAATATTTATGATCCCAAATACTGTCATTTCCTACCACTTTCCGCAAGCGCCTTTTCGGCAGATTCTCTCGTGAAAAACACAGTCTTTCCGATGCTTTGGCAGGAGGTTTCATACATCGCGTTGCATTTCAGTTTGATGTAACACCCCTTGCCCTTAAAGATGATCTTTTCGACACTTGTCTCGATGATGTTCTGATCCCGTAAGAAGAACACGGGTGTGCCGACTTTGCATGGCAGATGAAACCATTCGGTTTCGTCTTTGAATCTCATGCAACGAACGGATTCTCCGAACCTTGCCTCACTGCAACCGTATTTGTTCAAACAACTATCACACGTCATTTTTATCACTCCTCCTGCGCTTTTTCAGATGTATTTTCCGCTTGATGCTCCGTGCAAGTGCCCACAGGCAGATTGATACGAATCCGACCGCGAGCACCGCCATTCCGACGATGAATCCGATGATTTCGATTCCGTCCCATATAACGATGTGCTCCATTTTTTACACCTCGGCTTTCTTGTTGAAATCTGCGTAGATGCAGTCATCATTTTCCTGCTTCAGCATCTCTGGGGGGGCGTAGATGTTTCCGACAACTTGACAATCAATTTTGGATTTAAGAAGGGACGTTCCACTTCCGTCAGTGAATGTTTCGCAAACTCCATATAAGCCAGAGAAATCTTCTTCGCAAATCTTTACTACACCGATTATTGGCTTGCAGATACCATAATATTTTACGATATCTCCTTCAAAAATTTTTATGCCATTCTTGTCTTTCAATCCTGTGTACTGTCCGACTGTTTCGGGGATAACATCAATCCCATACAGGGCGCTCGCATGGCTCGGAATTATTACATCCTTTTCCTTCCCAGTCCATCCGCATTTGCAATAATAGCCATAGACCCATTCGCCGTTGTCCTTGCGTTTTCCGCGATACAGAATCTCTCTCATATTTCCTCACTTTCCTGTACTTCCGAATCCACCGTTCCCGCGCGCGGTATCTTCCAGACTGTCGACCAACTTCGGAACAGGGGAAAGAATCGGAAGAATCACAAGCTGGCTGATTTTGTCCCCGGCATTGACCACATAGTCCGTTTCGCTGTGGTTATACAGCTTCACAACAATGCTCCCCGTGTACCCTGCATCAATGACCCCTTCGGAGGTCAAACCGTGTCTACAGTTTAGCCCGCTTTTGCTTTTGAGCATCCCGACATATCCCACGGGAATCTCTACGTGAACCCCTGTGTCAAAGGCAAGGCTTCCGCCTCCGCGAACATATCCGTTTGTGGAAGCGTAAAGATCCAATCCGGCATCAGCATCGTGTGCGCGGGTCGGCATATATGCGCCACTGTCCAGTACCACCTTCATCTGCGGGGAAAGATTTCTTCGCCGCTCGACCTCACTTTCCATCGGAAGCAACGGGCAAAGAGCCTTTTGCTCGTCATAGCTGTCAATGCTTTCGTTTACATCCTTTGGAAGTAAAATGCAGTAATCGTTTTCCACGACGAACGGACAATCCCAACACCTTTTGGGGATGTCCTTTGAATTAAGATATACATCCATCTGCTTATTCTCCTTTTCTCTTTTCAGGGCAGTTTTCCGGCGCTTCTCCACGCTTCTTTGTGGTCAGCACCCATCCATCAGTTTTGGGGTGTGTGCAAAGCATCTTTCCCCAATGTTGGCAACGCGTTCCGCTCGGACTGATGCAACAATTTTTCAAACCCGCACCATCCGCACAGATGCCGCAAGAACGCTCTGTGTTGCGTTTCTCGGTATCGGAGTGTACTTGAACGCCGTTCTCTTCCAAATTGCGTTCCTGCCGCGTTCCTGCGGCGCTCTTTGCAATTTGGTTGTGTTTCAAGCCCTCACTTTCACAAATCGGGCAAACTTGCCGTCCTTCCGGTATTTCCGATCCGCATACGATACACCGGTCAGTCATGTGTAATATCCTCCACCACTTCGTCAATTTTCTTTTCGTAGTCCAGCCCCTCGAACATCTTTCCGAAAATCGCCATCAGACAGGTTGTTTCGATGCTGTCCCCAGCCATGTGGTAAAGGGAGGACGATGATTGCCGGACTTTCAGACGCTCAAAATCTTCGCGCTTGACCCCTTGCAACCGGAAGCATTCCAATTCTGTCAGTTTGCGAAACCGTTTCGGCGTTTCCACAATGAGGTCTTGATGCTTTGGAATAGCCCTTGTCTGCACAGTTCCAATGATTCCTCGGGGTCGCACATTGCGGTTGTATGCATCATAGGCAACAGGAAATTCCGAAATAAAATCGCCGGTCCAGTTGTTTCCCGCATCTGCCGTTCTTGTCATCGCGATGCAATCGCCGTCCGTGATTCTTGTGTGCTTCCCGAAACGCTTGGGTGATTTCACATATCGGATCTGCTTGTCCGTAAGATAGTAGCTTTCCGAAACATCCTTCTCCAAGAGATCCTTCAACCGGTATTCGAGCGGCATCGGATCTGGAAAATCGTAATAATCGTCCGACCGCCAAGAAACCATGAAGCATCTGCGGCGATTTTGCGGGACTTTGTAGTCCTTGGCGTTCAGAATCTGCCATTTGCTCCGGTAGCCGAGACTGTGAAGCAGTTCAAGCCATTTGCGGAATACGCCGATATTCCGCTCGCCGATCACCTCCGGCACATTCTCCATCAGCAGGATGTCCGGCAGAACATCATGTTCCTTCGCGTTTTGCAGAAGCCGTCCGACCTCCCACAGCAAACTGCTTTGTGTTCCAGAGCCTTCCTCCATGCCGTCCATCTTTCCTGCGAGCGAAAGGCTTTGACAAGGGAAAGAATAGGTCATAACATAAGTACGCTCATGCAATTTGCCAAATACATTCAGGGAAACCATATCGCAGATGGAAAGTGAATTTCTCGTTACATATGCGGCATTGGCAACATCCAATATTTTTTTCTTCGGCATCCTCCGGAGTTGTTCTTCGGTCAGTGGGGTCTTATAATCCCGAGAGATTCTTCCCGCCAAAACACGCACAACATCGTCATATCCGGATTCACTCGCAAAGACGGTGTTATCATCCGGACAGTGCAAATCCTTATAGGCGAGGATGGAAGGGATTGCCCATTCGGAAATCATAAGCCGCTGAAACGGAACGCCGAGATATTTCAGCGCAAGCGCCTGTGAACCGTATCCCGCAAACAGTTCCACCAACATGATCGGCTTTCGTATCCGAAGCGGTTCTTTGCCGTCAAATATGCTGATTTGTGACATCTTCGTCCTCGCATTCCAACCGGAACAAATCCTCGACTGAAAGTTGGGTCAGTTTACTCATCTTCCATGCCATCATGTTTGCTTTGACTGACAGGCTTGTTGCGGCATGGCTTGTTTGCAAAATGTGCTTCGCGTAATCTGCCGGATCGTCCACAAGGTACATCTTGCCGGAAGTCGAAACGATAAAGGGGTAGTCGAACGATGTATTGATTTCATGGGTGATCTGGCGGAACTTCCGCGCATTGATTCCGAGAACGGCTCTGATGGCATCCCGCGTTCCCGCATTGGTTCTGCCCCTGTGATGATTCAGCAGATAGTTGTATGTTCGTGTAACTTCCGCTTTTGTCGGTCGGTTCATACTCCAATCTCCTTTCTGCGCTTGAATCGGTTGATCCGGTAACTGCGCATAACGGACGGATATTCTTCTAACTGCCGCCGCTTGTTCTGCGCGTCCCGTTCCTTGCTGTGTTCCTCTGCCCATTGCCGATAGTCATTGCACTCGCAATGGCATCCGGGGTGACGGTCAGGGCATGGATTTCGCTTCCAACAGGGATTGCTGTTCATTTATGTTCCCTCCGTTCTGTAAGATCGGCTCAAAGCCGCCTGAAAGAAATCATCCGTGTCAAAACTGCCTTGGCTTTTGGGCGCATCCGGCGAAGCGTGTTCCCGGCTGCGCTCCCATGTGCGCACGGCGGCTTTCCAATCCTTCATCCGATTCTTGCCGATCATCCATCCCTTGCTTTCGTAGAAGTCATAAAACTGCTCCGGATCAATGTTGTTGTTACGGCTTTGGCAATACTCCCGAATCTCGTCAAGGGTCGGTTGGGGGAAAATCGTCCGTTTCTCTCCCTCGCGCGTGCGCGCCCCTGCGCCCGTGGGCGCGTTTTGTCTTTTATTATCCTGATCTATACTAATCTTATCTAACCTATCCTGTGTATACACGGAATCGTCGTTTTCGGATTTCTGTGTATACACGGAAATGTCATTTTCACTTTTCTGTGTATACACGGAATCCTCTTTTTCGGATTTCTGTGTATACACGCCCGATCCACAGGTCGATTCCACATAGTAATCGGGGTGTTCCTCGGATTCCGACCCACAGGTCAATTCCACATAGAAGCCGGAATCCGAAACGGAAAGCGTTTTCATTTCCTCTTTACAGGAAGTAGGGTTGCAGCGGTCTTTTTGTAGGTAATTGTTCGCTCTCCATGCTCTTATCGCGATTACGCCGCTTTTGAACGGGATGATGTATTTCTCGGTAATAAGGATGTCCATATCCTCTTTGGATGCTCCGCACATTCGCAGAATCGACTTCGGATTGTTGATGAATCCGTCATCGTCGGCAACCATGCCGAAAGAGAAATACAGGCATCTGGTTGAAAGTGGCATATCAAGAAACGCATCGGAGAGAACAATGGTCTTTGCAAACATTCTTCGTTCTGCCATTGAACACTCCTTCAGAACGGTAAATCCTCATCGATTTTGAGTTCTTCAAACCGTGCGGTGTCGTTGCTGTAGGACGGAGGCACTATGGGCTGTCCCTGCGGCATTTGCATCTGCTGTTGGGTATTTGCTCCGCCGTGTGCTTCCGTGACTTCCTGCGGCGTTTTTGACCCCGCAAACAGGATGTCCTCGGCAACCACCTCGGTGGCGTAACGGTTTGTGCCGTCATTGGCTTTCCATTGCCGCTTTCGGATAGAACCGACAACACAGACCGGATCGCCCTTGCGAAAGTTCCTGCCGAGGAATTCCGCTTTTTTGTCCCATGCCTGACAGTCGATGAAATCCGTTTCTTGGATGTAATTCCCGTCCTCGCCTTTTTTACTCCGATTGACGGCAACCGAGAAGGATGCAACAGAGATGCCGGACGGTGTTTGCCGCAACTCGATGTCGCGTGTGATGTTTCCGGCGATAATCGCCTTATTCAGATTCAAGCCCATTTTGATGCCCTTTCCGCACTCTCCCAGAGTGACTTCATGTTTTCGATTTCATCCGGCGTTGCTGTCGGAATGTTCTGCAGCTTGCATTCCTCTACGATGCGGTCAATCAGTGCCGACATCTGCGCGGAATCGTAGGTAGAAGAACCATAATAGAGAATTACATTCACGCACCCCGGCAGTTTGCTCGGAAAGCGTTCCGTCTGCCAACCGATGCCGTTGCGCATCCACCCCTCGCACAGCTTGTCCGCAGCGGATTCCATGACACAGATGACCTCGGAGTTCCCGCCGATATCCCGAATCAGAATCCTGTAAATTTCGGTTTTCGGCATTTTCAGTGTTGCGGACAGCTTGTCCAGAAGTACCCAACAATAGGCGTTGGCATCAAGACTTCGCTTTGCGCGGTATGGCTTGATTTCGATGCTGATATCGCCTTTTGCAATCTCATCGAGGATGTCCCCGTTGATGGTTTCATCCGTTTCCAATGTGATCTGCGGCTTGCCGTTCTGAATCCCAACGGACGCATTCACGAGCCGCCCTTTGAACCGCGCGGTCATTTCTGTTCCTCCGGTTTCTTCTGCATCCAAACGAAACAGCGGCGGTCGCTCTGCTTGTCCGATTTGATGCTTTCGTTGATGATTGAGATGGCAGTAATGACCTTTTTTGTGATGACGATTTTTTCAACCGAAAAATGGTCAGAACACTTTCCGTTTCTTATGTTGCACTTGGAAGACGGAACAAAAATGAACGGGGCAGTATAGAGTTCCCGACCGATTCCGACATTGAAGCAAGCTCGCTTGAAGCTGTCGGACGCTTCGCCCTTCTTTGCTTCTGCGTTGCTCTCAATGCCGCAGTCGGATTTCCACACCCAGTCTCCGCCTTTCGTCCGGATTCCGACCCTACAAAACAGATTGCCCTTGCACTCGTAATGCTCTCTTTGCCAGTTCTCGCTGCCGACAGTCTCGTCAAGGATGTTCATGTCCACGCGGGCGTCCTTATACAGCAGGAGGATCACCCCGCTGCCGTCCTTCGTAATGTTCTGCACGCGAACATCAATCTCGTCCGCATTTAATGCTCTGAATTCCATTTTTCGCTCTCCGTTTCTTTTGGTCTTCTCGGCGGGAGGTATCTGTATTCCTCCTGCTCGTCCATGAAATCATAACCGTACTTCATAGCATCCTCACTTGATCTGGATGTTGTTCTTGACTTCCAACCGCGCGCCCTCGATGCTCTCACCGTGTTTCAACGCATCCTTCAGCGCGGTTTTGTCGATTTCCGTCTTGATCCGCAGGAATCGGTCATCGAGTTTTGTATCGTCGTCAACCGTCACCTGCTCACTCTTACGGTAAGAGATGACCACCTCTGGAAAGGAACGCTTCTCGCCGGAAAGGAAGCCGTCAAGCAGATTCTTCAGGGATTCCGCCTTGTTCTTCGCGGCGGTCTTTCTGTCACGGAATTTCTTTTCCTGCTCCTCCAACTGTTCCGCATCGGAGCGGAGATTGACGATCCACAGCGCGATGTTCTTGATTTTTGTATCAAGATCGAGGTTCAGCTTCTCAAAGGCTTCAAAGTCGGCGATCTCTCCTGTTTCGGGGTCTACAAGCCCCGCAATCTGCTCGTTGATCTCGTAAAGTGTTGCCATTTTTCTGTTCTCCTTTTAGAATGAAATCAGTTCTTATTATTGATTTACTGACCGTACCGGTTGCGCCCTTGTCCGGAGAAGTCACACAGCTTGTCCGAAACTGCCTTGTCCGACTTCCCGGTTACAAGGAATCGAAACCATTCGGCGATCGCTTTCAGTGTCTGTTTCATCGTAATTCCTCCTCATACATTGGGTCGTATGGATCGCGGCGGCGCAGGGCATCTTCATCGACTCCGATCAACCGCAGAGCCATGCCGCGCCTGCGACGGCTTCTCAACTGGTAGAGGTACTGTCTGCGGCGGGTTCTGATGCGTTCCTCCGCCTTTGCCAACTTCACATCAGGATCGGCAAGCAGATGCGCGATCTCAATCTCCACTTCATCATCGGTCAGATTCAGGTTCTTTGCCATTTTCACTTTCCTCCGGATTTCCTCTGTAGTAGCTGTTGGGGTCAAGGTGATAGTAGTCGAGGTAGTCCTGCACATGAACCCTGCCGCGTGTGTGCAGACGGTCGCGGGTGTTGAACTTGATCTCCCGCACGATTTCCGATGCCCGCGTGTAGCAGATGCCGAGCAACATTGTCAGATCGGTCAGATCAAGATAATCCTTTGCGAACATCTCACGCCGCTGTGCGAGGGTCATTTTTACGGGAACAACCTCTTGGTTGGTTTCTTCCGGGGTCATTGCTGTTCTCCTTTCTGATGATTCATTTCAGCGATTATGAATTCCAAAGCCTCTTGCCTGCGGCAGAAGTCACGGTAGTTTTTTGAACCGCTCTCTTTCCATTCAATTCTATGCGATTCGCGGACGGCATACATTGCTTTCAGTTCATCGACCGTAACCGCCCCTCTCTGAACCGCTCTGCGATAGTACGCTATCTCCTGTTCCAGTTTATCCTGCTCGTATGTTCCAAGCGCGCTGTCAAGGTATTCCCTTTGATCTTTCAAAACATTCGGAATTTTTACAGACATCTGCATATACGGTTCTTGTTTCGGCTGCAACTTCTCCGTCAGTCGGTCGATCTCGTTGTAAAACTTTTCGGTGATTCTGTCCATCTCTGCAAAGATTTCTTCCATGTTAAACTCCTTTCTTTCACCCCTTGTGATTAGTATGCTGTTCACTGCGGGCAAAAAAAATAGATTCAACAGTAGTTCCGAGAGCATCGGCTAACCTTTTAAGAGTTTTGGTTGATGTAGAGCGTTCAACATTGTTTTCGAGCGCACAGATTGTAGCACGAGATACGCCGCTGACAAAAGCCAACTCACTTTGAGACATTTTCTTTTTCTTTCTTGCTTCTCGCAATTTGCTTCTCATATGTTTCCTCCTTGCATATATTTAATTTACCAAACACATTATACCACACATTCATGTGCTTGTCAATACCTTAATGAAAAAAATATTAAACAAATTCAGAGCAATATACTTGACATTTTATACAAAAAGGTGTATAATGGATTACACAAAAAGAGAGGTGACCGTATGACGATTTCTGAACTGATTAAAGAGTATAGAAAAGAACATCACTTGTCTCAGCGGGCTTTTGCGCAAAAGTGTGGAGTTTCTAATGGATACATTTCTATGCTTGAAAACGAAAAGAATCCTTGCACCGGAAAAGAAATTAGCCTTACTATAGAAAAATTGAAGGCTTTGGCGGATGGAATGTGTGTTTCTTTGACCTATTTGCTTGATGTTTTGGATGATATGCCTGTTGATATTTCGGGCGAAGATTCCGCGAGGTACAGTAATGGAGACATAGGAAATTCTGATGAAAAAGCCTTGTTGGATTTATATCGCTCTGTTCCAGAGGAAAACAGGAAAGAAGTGTTGTCGCTTATCGAGACCGCGTTGAAGATGGCTGGACAAATAAAGAAGGAAAAATAAATGGTAGTTTTTGCTTATATTGTAGTTTTTGCCGTTGCCGGATACGGTTTGATCTTACTGATTTCTAAAATTTTAGAGAAAACTGGTTTAGATCCTGATCATGGAATGCATGAACTGACAAATTTGCATCCTTTGACGGAAACTGACTACAAGCGGATTCTTATACAACCTAAAGTGACTGAATTCTGCGATGACTATATGATTTCACTTTCCGAGTATCAGAAACAAAAAGTGTATAGAAGCAACGATCCTATGGTAACATTGGTGTCCTATTTGCCGGGGAACATCCCAACTCTTAATGAATATAAAGAGAAATATGCGCAAAAAATGATTCAAATCCTACGAAGGCTTGGGTATGGCGATTCTTTCATTTGTATGTTTTCTTCTATGCTTAGAGATACAGTGTTTCCGACAATAAGCGAAAAATCAATACGGGATGTATTGGCTACTCAAAATGCAGGTGTTCCGGACGAGCTATCATACTTCAGAGATACATTCAACTATGACAATATTTGTTGCCGAGCACTATGTGGAATAGCAATGGATTCCGGTGACTTTGATCTTGCTGAAAAAATAGGAAAATACATGATGAAGAAACAATATATGAAACAAGACACATACGATTTAATGATGAGTATGGTGAGAACCGATATTGTGGATTCAGAGACGCACGAGCAAACAGAAGACAACGGTGCTGCCGAGCAAGAGGGCGTAGAAGATGATGGAGATTATTGGGACGATTGGGATAAAGATGATGACGAAGATGAGATATGATTTTCGTAAACCTTAGAAACCTTAAGAACCATGGTTTATAACCCGTTTATAACTACTTTATAACTTGCTGGTAACTTGCAGAAAAAAGTGGTTGCTTCCAAAACGGAAACAACCACGGTATATTATGTATTGCCGGTTTTACCGGCTGAACGAACTGCTTGACCGGATCGCAATTGCCCAAGATACGCCAGAATAACGGATGTTGCAATCCGTATGGCGGCTTGCTTGTCGGCGCAGGATTCAATCAAAGCAGATAGTTCGTTCATTTCATTCCCCTTTCTAATATTCGATTACATTCATTATAATTCATAGTTTGTTAAAAGTCAAGTGAATTTTGTCGAAATTATTTTATTTTTGAAAAATGGAAGGGTCATTTGGAAACTTGGCTATTTATCGGTGACAAATTGGCAGAATACCGCATAACAAGGAGGCTTGCTATGACAGAGTTATATATCACCTCGAATAAATACAGCGTACAGGAACGCATCATGAAAGACGGCAAGTCCTCGTTTGATATTGTGTTTCGCGTGGTCACGCTCGACGGACAGACAAAGCAGAAACGGCTTTGCGGATTTAAGTCGAGAAAAGAAGCGGGGCGCGGGTACATCGATTTCGTTACCAAGTACTGCGAGTTGATTTCCCCGGATGTTGCAAACAAGAAAAAAGCCGCAAACACTTCTGCTGCGGTGCATGATTATACTGTTGAAGAAATGTTCCCAATCTATCTTGCTGCTGCAAGCGCCCAAAACAAAGGCTCTACGATTTGGGACAAAAAACAGCTGTATGACCTATATATCAAGCCTTCTCTCGGCAAAGAGAAGCTGTGTGACTTGACAACGGAGCGCCTATTTCGTTGGCAGGACGAGATTTTGGCAATGCGTAAGCCTAACGGAGAACCGTATTCACAAGCATATTTCCTCCATATTCGTAACACACTGATGACCGTACTTTCTTATGCAGAGGAACGATTCGGAATACCGAACAATTTGCGGAAGGTTAAAAAGCCCAAAAAACGCGTTCAAAAAACCGAGATGAAATTTTGGACAAAAGAACAGTTTGAAATGCTTTTGTCCGTAATTGACGATCCGCGATGGCGCGCATTCTTTGGTATACTGTTTTACACGGGGAGAAGAAAGGGTGAGGTTCTCGCTTTACAGTATGAGGACATCAAGCCGGATCGAATCAGTTTTACAAAGACATACTCACGCAAGACGCATGATGGAACGCCATATACAATTACAAACACCAAGAATGAGAAAAAAGCGACAACGCCGATTTGCAAGCCGTTGCAGGAGATTCTGAAAGGCTATAATGGACAGAAGCCATTTTTCTTTGGTGGAGAGACTCCATTTGCAGAAAATACCGTGAGGCATCGTTTTCTCGTCTACTGCAAAAAGGCTGGATTAGAGCCGATTCGGTTACACGATCTACGGCATTCATTTGTCTCTATGTTGATACACCTCGGTGCAAATATAATGGTGGTTGCGGATTTGATTGGCGATACAGTGGAACAAGTAATGAAAACTTACGGTCACTTATACGAAGAGGACAAACTGGATATCATCTCGAAAATCTAACGAAATGTTATGTAACAAAACATACCGTCTTTGAATACTATATATTGTGTTCTATGCACGCTGATTTACACAAAATATAGATATACTGGGCGTTTGTGTAGATTCCCATCACTTCCACCAATATCCGGAAACCACAATATCTTGCTAATGATGCGCGCTTGCACAACAAGATATTGTGGTTCTCTGCTTCCGTGTTACACTGATTTACACTGATTTTGACCCGTTTTGTTACATTTTTTGTTACATCGAAAATCCAAAGCCGCGATTGAAGGACACCTGTTTCGGTGTCCTTTTTCTTTTTCTCTGAAATACTCCGAAAATACGAAAAGTTGAACCATTTACCCCCGATTTTGAACCAATCGGGGCTTTTTTTATGCCTCTTATCCCTGTAAAATAATAAAAACAGAGTATTTTTCGATCATTACGCGCGTGAAAGGATGTGAGAGCATGGGGAGACCAAAGGGGTCTCGGAATGTGGTCAGGGCAAAGTCAGATTACAAGCCGGAGTATGCCGGGAAGCTGTTGGAGTTCTTCCGGCATTATTCGGAGGGCGAGGAAGCGGGCGTGCCGACACTGCAACGGTTCGCTCAAAGCATTGGGACATATACCGATGCCTGTTGCGCTTGGGTCAGAGAGCATGATGACTTTGCAACGGCTTTTGTGGAATCCATGCGGATACAGGAGCGGATGTTGATCAACGGAGGGTTGACACGGGTATTTGATCCCGGCTTTGCAAAGTTCCTGCTTGCGGCAAATCACGGGTACAGAGAAAAGGACGAGAAAGCCAATGTGGAGTTGAATTCCGGCGGAGGAACGCTGAATATTATCGTCAGCAGGAAAGAGGAAAAGAAATGACCGGAGAGGAATACGCAAAGTTCGTAATTGCCGGACTGAATCGGCGGGAGTATGCGAAGGCAAAGAAGGTTGCCGGGCAGAAACGAAAGCGCGAAGAACCGAAGCTGCATATTGAATTGCTCCCGAAGCAGGAGAAATTCGTATTCGAGCGCGGTGTGGATGAGATCATGTACGGAGGGGCGGCAGGCGGCGGCAAGAGCGCGGCACAGTGCATTGCGGCTCTGCTCTATGCCATTGATTACCCCGGCTCTACACAGCTGATGTTGCGGCGGACATTCGTGGAACTGGAAGGTTCTCTCATCAAGGAGCATTTCAAGCACTTCCCCGGAGAGCCGTGGTATCGGTACAATTCTTCCAAGCACGTCGGAACGCTTTGGAACGGGTCAACCATCCGGTTCGGATACTGCGCAAATGAGAACGATGTCTTCCAATATCAGGGCGCGGAATTCGATGTGATTCGATTGGACGAAGCGACACACTTCACCTATGACCAGTTTGTCTATCTCCGTTCCCGCGTTCGCGGTCGCTTCCCTGCACCGCGATTTCTCGCTCTCTCCACGAACCCCGGCAATGTTGGGCACGCATGGGTAAAGGAAAACTTTGTTGACCCCGCAGAGCCGGAGACACCGTTTGTTGGCAAGGACGGCAGGCGCAGGATGTTCATTCCTGCCAAGCTGACAGAGAACGCCTATCTGATGGAGAACGACCCGGAATACCTGAAAAGCATGGAGACCCTTCCGGAGATTCTGCGGCAGACGCTTCTGGAGGGACGATGGGATGTCATCGAGGGACAGTATTTCACCGAGTTTGACCCGGCAATCCATGTCATCGAACCGTTCCAGATCCCGGCGCACTGGAAGAAATACCGCTGCCTGGACTACGGCTTGGATATGTTCGCCATGCTGTGGTTTGCAATCTCCCCCGACGGGAGGGTTTACATCTACAAAGAGTTCTGCTCCCCGAATCTGACAATCGAGGATGCGGCAGGCAAAGCGTTGGAGTACACGGAGAGCGGCGAAGAGATTGCGGCAACATGGGCACCACCCGATATTATCCGTTCCAGAACGCAGGAGACAGGCAAGACAAAAGCTGATCTGTTCCGCGCGGCGGGGCTTCCGCTCGTAGAGGCATCCAATGACCGTGAGGCGGGGTGGCTTTCCGTCAAATCGGTTCTGCGGATTCAACCGGACGGACTGCCGAAGATGCAGATCTTCCGGAACTGCCGCAGACTGATCCACGATCTTCCACTGCTCCAGATCGACCCGAAGCATCCGACCGACTGCATGACCGAGCCGCACGACATCACGCACATTTGCGACAGCCTACGGTACGGAATGATCGCGTGGACTTCCGCCGCACCGGAGCGCGAAGAACGGGAGGAGCGGCTGTGGACAAAGGATATGTACGACGATTGGTGTCGGGCTTCTGCCGATGTCCGTGCCGCTATGGAAAAAATGATGGGCGGAGCGCCCACAGGCTACAGATACTTTTAAGGAGGATATCCAATGAGAATTGATGGGAATAAACGCGAGTTCTTCGAGAAGCTGATGCAGGATGCAAAAACGCATCCCGACTATGAGCGGCAGATGACACTCAACAAAAGAAATATCGAGCAATACAACGGTTCAAGGAAGATCGATCCGGTGGATGATTCTTCGGAACTTCCAGATGACGCAATCGTTGTCCGCAATATCACCCGCGAACTGATTGAGAGCCAGAAAGATATGCGGATACCCGCGCCGAAGGTCACGCCCCGCATATCGCTTCAGCACACCGATCGGAACGCCAAAGCGACCGAGCGGCTTCTGAATATGCTCCGGGACAAGCTGCCGTTTGAACGGTTGAACAACACCGACGAGTTCTACGCTCCGACCCTCGGCGCGACCTTTTATCTGGTGGAGTTCGACAACAGCGTCCGAACGCACTTCACGGTCGGCGAGGGCAAGGTGTCGATCATCGACCCGTCCGACATCATCCCGCAGCCGGGTATTTACGATGTCAACGAAATGGAATACATCTTCATCCGCTCCTGTATGACGCGTGAGGACATCATGCGGACATACGGTGTCCCGCTCCGTGTTGCGGAGGAATCCGACATCGATCCCGAGGATGACGATGTTGGCTTGGAGCAGTACAATGTGGTGACGGTGTACACCTGCTTCTGGCGGAACGAAATCGGCGCAGTATGCAAGTATGTCTGGAGCGGAGACACCGAATTGCAGGATGTGGATGACTACTACGCGCGGAAGAAGTACATCTGCCGTTGTTGCGGCAAGCGGAAGGAATTGTGCGAAGAGAACCCATGCTCCGATCCCGATTATGAGATGCAGGACGAGGATTACGAGGAACTGACCGAGGATATTATCCTCCCCGATTACGCATATGAGGATGTGATGACCTCCACGGGAGCGGTCATCAAGCAACGGGTGCAGAAGAAGATCCCTGCATTCAGCCCGGTCTACAAGGACGGAGAGCCTGTGATGGAAGAGGCGGACGAGCCGGTTCTCGACGAAACGGGAGAGCCTGTGATGCAACGGACGGCAACGGGCGCAATCATCCCGCAGATGCACAAAGTCCTGCGCCCCAAAACCGCTCCCACGAGACTGCCCTACTACAAGCCCAAGCGCCTCCCCGTGATCTGCCGCCGCAATGTGTCCATCCCGAAAAGCCTGTACGGTCAGAGTGACTGCGAGGTCATCCGCCCGCAACAGCAGGAAATCAACAAACTGGAGAGCCGCATTCACGAAAAGCTGATGCGTTCCGGCGCAATCGAGTATCACAGAAAGGGTGTATCAACTACCATTTCAAACGGGATCTTCGACCAATCGCTTGAAGTGCCGGAGGGACAGATCGCGCGGGACTGCATCGGGAGCATCACTTGTGAAATGTCAATTCAACAGGATATGCAACAGTCGGAGCGGCAGTATGAAATGGCAAAGCGGAATATCGGCATCACGGACAGCTATGTCGGAGAGCGGGACAATACCGCGCAGAGCGGCGTTGCAAAACAGCAACAGGTGTTGCAGTCCTCCGGACGGTTGGAATCCAAACGGGTGGAGAAATATGCCGCCTATGCGGATATTGACCAAGCCATGTTTGAGTTGTATCTCGCCTATGCGGACGAACCGCGCAATGTGCCGTATACCGATGACGAGGGAGACGCGCAGGTGGATGTGTTCTCACGGTATTCCTTCTTGGAGTTCGATTCCATCCACGGAGAGTGGTACTACAACGACGATTACACCTTTGCGGTGGAGGCAAATGGCTCTCTGGAGCAACAGCGGGATATGATGTGGCAATTGAATGCCAATGACCTTTCCTCCGGCGCGATGGGCGACCCCGCAGACCCGACCACAATGCTCCTGTACTGGCGCTTGCAGGAGAAAGCGCACCGCCCGAACGCGCAGATCATGGTTGCACGTTTCCGCAGACTGGTGACGGATATGCAGAATGCACAGGTCGCGCAGGAACAACCTGCGGCAGAATCGCGGCAAAATCCGACAATTTTCGCGGCAAAAACCGAAAACAAAGCAGAGAAAAAGCAGGAGGTAGGAGCAAATGGCTAACTATGTAAAGGGTACAGTCACAAAAGACCCAAATAAGGTATTGGATACACTGTCCGGTAACGCCACCGTGGACGCGTCTCCGAAGGGCGGCGTTGCGGCGGTTGCAAAAGGAACGGACAATCAGTCCGCAATGGAGCAACTGAACAACTATTACCGTCAGCAGGCGGCAAAGGAACAATCCGATCTCGCCTATGCGGATTATCTGACGGATGGAAAGGTCTCGCAGGATCTGAAATACGGCAACTATCTGACGAACGGCGGATTCAGCGGATACAAGTCGTATGCGGATTACCTCGCTTCCATCGGTCAGACCCCGCAGGATTCCAAAAAGGTGCGCGATGCAAGCGTGGCACAGGCAAACGCAGCTTATGAGCGATCGCTCGCAAACTATGGGCAAAAGGGAGAACAACTGGCGCGCTCCGGGCTGTCGAACACCGGATACAGTGATGCATCCAACAACGCAGCATACGCGGCAAAGCAGAATGCGATTCTGCAAGCGGACGCGACCAAAGCGGCAACCGATCAGAGCAACCGCCTCGGCTACGCGCAGTACCTCCAAACCTATGACGCACAACAGCAAAGCAAGATGATGTCGGTTCTGGAGTATACCACACAGATGGGTATGAACGGAGAACAGGCAAAGCAATATGCCAAGTCGCTTGGCTTTGACGATACGGTTTCGGAGAGCATCGGAAATGCAAGCGAAGCCTACTATACAACTATCAAGGCGAAAGACGAAGAAAGCAAGGAGCAAGCGTTGAAAGAATATGTTCTGCAGGCAGGAATGACCGCAGAGCAAGCCAAACGGTATGCGAAGGCGCTCGGTTTTGACGATGCAGCATCCGAGCGTATTGGGCTTGCGGCAGCGTCCTATGAGAGCGCAAGCAAGGGCAACGCATCCGACCTCTACAATACCCTTGTCTCGAACGAAAACTTTGCATATGACCCCGCAATGAAGAACTCCCTGCGGCAACAGCTTCTCAATTCCGGCTATGATGAAGCAACCGTGGATGATGTTCTTGGTCGGTTGGATAAGACCTATACAGTCGGTCAGAAGGACAGCTACGATCTGATTATGAAAGCGTTGACGGATGATTCCGCATATGAAAAAATCGGCTCTATGATCGATGGATTCAATGAAATGAGCGATAACGACAAGGCGGTTGCGATTGACAAATATGTCGCATCCTCGAATTTGTCAAATGAACAGAAAACCGATTTCTTCTACGAAAAAATATATCAAAAGATCATGAAAGACGAAAAGGCATCGGATGTTCTCAACGAATTGGCAAGCTATAAATCAATTGGAATGCCGGAATCTGTGTATAACAAAGTTGCCTACAAAATGATGGGTTACATTTCGGTGGATGAAAATGGCATTCCGAGAAATTTCAACGGTACGAAGCTAAGAACGAGGGTGACAGGAGACGGAAATATGGGTATTGGGAAAGAGATCGGTTATTTGGGGAACGAACCGAGCGGCACGCTGAAAGCAGGAAATGACGGAAAATTATATATGTCCACAGGAAACGGTAAATGGTATGCTGCGAAGATTCGCATCAACGGTTTCGGATACAGTGACGAGGAAGAAGAGGTGTTGAACGATATTACCTACCAACGGTTGCTTCACCGTCAAAATGGCGGTTTGAGTTCCAGAAAAGTGCGTTCCGGAAAGTGAGAAAGGGGCTAACATGGCTATTGTAGATCTGAAAAAGGACTATGTTGCAGGCAATAAAACAAATTTTGGCGGGTCGCTCGGAAAAAGCACCTCCAAAAAAGAAGATTCATCCTTCCTCGGCAATTTGGCATACATCGCCGCAGGGTTCGGCGGCGTATTCGAGGGCATCGGCAGACTGGTGTCCTCCACGGGGGCAAAGATCGCCGGAGATGACCGCCTTGCGCGGTACTATGCGAAAAAGTCCTACATCGGGGAATGGCAGTCGGATATGGCGGATCGGTATTCCCCCGGCAAGGTAACGCAGTTCTTTGCGGATGCCGGAGCGGGTGTCGGGCAGTCCTCCGTATTCCTGCTCAACCTCGTTGCGCCCGGTGCAGGGACGGTTGTATTCGGCGCGGGAATTTTTGGAAACTCTGTCGGTGAAGCTGTCAACAAGACAGGACAGCTTGGATTCAAGGAATACGCATACGGCGGTCTGTCCGCGGGCGGTGAAGTGCTGATGGAGGTCATCAGCGGCGCGACCTTCAAGGCGGTCGGGCGTATCGGCGCAGGTGTCACCGGAAACCTGACAAAGAACGCCGTGGAAACCACTGCAACACAGACGGCAAAGAAAGGATTTCTCAAAGCGGTTGCATCCAATGCGGTTCTCAAAAACCTTTTGAAGGAATCATCCGGTGAATTTGTAGAAGAATTCCTCGGAGACTTTTGGGATGTCGGCATCAGCCGCTTGACCGGAGTTGACCCGGAAGCATCTACAACTTTGGGTCAGGCGATTTATTCCGGTATGGTCGGCTTTGCATCCGGCGCAATGATGTCGGGTTCTTCTATGGTCATCAACCGCGCGGCGGCGGCATCCAGAGGATATCACATCAACGAGTCCGGCAACGCACAGCAGATGGTCAGGACAGCGGAAGTTGTGTTGGAGGAAGCAAAGACAGCGGAGAATTTCCAAGACCCCGCCGGAGTTGTGGATATGCTGAAAGAAAGCGTTGAAAGCTACAACGCACAGAAGGACAAGACCAATTTTGCATCCCGCGTGGCTCTGGGGCAAATGCAGATGTTTACCGCCTATATCGAAAAGAACATCGGGGTCATGCAAGCCTATGCGAACATTATGAAGGCGGACGCGCAGACATTGGAGAAGTATGCGCAGTTGGCATCGTATTACACAAATGAGAAAGTCACAACGCGGGATCTTCTTGCAAACCGCGACAATATCACCACGCAGATGGCAATCCGCGACTGGGTCAACGGCGTTCTGACTGTGGATTCCGATCTGGTAGCCGAAGCAGAGGTGCGGGATTTTACCCGCACAACCGAGGGCGGCAATACAAGCGAAAGCACGGGAGAAACCCGTTTCTCCATGACCGGAGATGCCGCAAAGCAGGAGCTGAAGAATCAGCTTGACAGGAACGCAACCGCCGCACAGGAAGCGCAACAGACGGCACAGGCAACGGAGATTACGCAGACATCGTTTGATGGCGGAAAGAGCGTTCAGAATGTCCATATCATCGACAGGATGTACCTTTCCATCAAGAAAAATTCGGACGGCACATACAATTATGCCATCAACGATAAGTCCGCAAAGCAGGACGCGAACGGCGGTGTGTGGGACAAGACCAATGTTCCTGCGGAGGAAATGCGGCAGTATTTTGAACAGGCGAAAGAGGGAGCGGTTCAATACGAAGCGCAGAAAGCCGCGCAGACCGATCAGGAGACGCAGACAGGCGCGGACGGGAAAACGACCGTCAAAGGAGAGAACGCCGCACAGGGGCGGGAAGGCGCGGAGAAAAAGGCACAGGAAAAGCCTCGGCAGAAATCCGAGATCGATTCTGCTACCGAAAAGAAACTGAACAAGATGGTGAAAGGCTTCAACACGATGGCATACCGCGACCGTGTTGCGGTCTCCCGCATGGTGAAGTCTGCGGAAGCAAACGGCGTGGACGCAAAGACGGTCAAAAAGATTGCCATCGCCATGACCGCGCGCTCCGGCTTGGATATTCGTTTCACGAAGTCCATCTCGCAGAACGGCACATGGACGGTGTTCAAGGACGGAAGCAAACGCCGACTGATCCTGCTGAATCCGGATATTCAGTCCCCGTTGGAGCAGACATTTTTGCATGAGTTCATGCACGATATGATGCACGATCAATACACCAACATGAAAGCCGTTATGGATGTGACATCCGGAATGTTGGAAGATGGCGCGTTTGACAATTATGTCCAGGAAAGACGGGATGAATATTTCGATGCCTGCGCGAAAGCCGGGCGCGAGGGGCTGATCCTGACGAAGAACGAGGACGGAACGGTCACCCGCAGCTTTGCGAGCGAAAATGCAGAGAAAGCCTTTGACCTGATGATGCGCGAGGAAGCAACCGCGAATTTCGGAGCGGAATTCCTGTATCGGCGCGGATTTCTGACACGAGTTGCACGGAGCAACCAAAAGTTGGTTCTGCGCGCCTTCCGTGCAATCGGTCGGTGGATCAATGATGTTCGTTCGCGCGACATGGAAACAGCACGGGCACTCGAGGGCTATTTCCGCACCATCGAGGATGCGGTTCGGAACAGCAAGGGAAACAGCGAAATCGCAAGTTTGCTCTTTGGCTCTAAGCTGGACGCGCAAAATGCGGAAACAAAAAGCGCCGCCGAAGGATCGGATACACTGTATTCCCTCCCTGCTGTTTCCCCTGTGAAGCCCTCGAGCCGGGAGTGGAAAACCACCATCGACACGGCGGAAGCCAAAAAGCGCTTCCCTTCCCTTTGGGATGTCACCGCAGACGAATCTCAAACGCGCAATCCTACCCAGATACGCAGTACCGTATCTACATACAGAAAAATTTATGACATTTTGAAAGCAGAAGGCTTCAGCGGAAAGATTCTTGACGCTTCCAGTGGTCTTGGCTACGGTACTCGTGCCGGTATTGACGAGTACGGCTTTGAGGTCGATGATATCGAGCCGTACCCCGACCGCAGTTATTCTCCGAAATACACCGATTATTCCGCATTGGAAGGAAAATACGATGCAATCATCAGCAACGCCGTCCTCAATGTATTGCCGCAGGATCAGCGGGATGCCCTTGTTGTGAAAATGGGTAAACTGTTGGCAGATGGCGGAAAACTGTTTGTAAATGTCCGCGGTGATGATGTCAACACGCTTTCGAGTAACCCGAGCAATGTCAAAATCGGTGACATGGAATGGTTCGTATCATCGACAGGATCATATCAAAAGGGATTTACGCGCAATGAACTTGTGGCATACCTGAAAGACGCACTCGGAAACGATTTCGAGGTTCAAGGTACATCAAAATTCGGGAAGGCATCGGCTATTGTCACCAAAAAAGAGAGTGCTACCAATAAAAGCAAAACTGGAAACAATACCAGGTTTGAATTGAGCCAGTTCGGACAGTACACCGCCGAGGAATCATCCAGCATTCAGCGGGATGCAAAAAATGAAATTGCAAAGTCTTACGATGATGTAAAGCGGTTCATTTCCGATTCGACCTCCGAGAATATTCAAAAGCGCCTTTTCGTGGGGAAAATTGACAAGGAGACTGCTAAAAACATCTTGGCTCAAACGGATGTTTATACCTACGGGAAAAGCATCGTATTAACCAGTGATGATATAAGACATATCTTTGACCGTCACGGGAGCGCTTTCTCGGAGGGACAGCGCGGTCAGATTGCAATTACAGCAGATAATTTCGATTCCGTGTTGCGGACGATTATGAAACCGGATACGGTAAAACCGGAAGTTGATAAGAGCGGGGCGATTTCTCTTGTATTCAAGAAGGAAATCAATGGAAATGTTACGGCGGTTACCGTTGTTTCGGAAAAGAAAAAAGCACTTTCTCTGAAAAGTGCTTGGATAACTGTGCAAAAAGAAAAACAGCACATTTCTCCCCCGTCCGATGTTCAAGCCCCGAACCCAACGTCCAAAACGGTGGGGAGTATGAATGCTGTTTCTGATAACAGTATACACCAAAATTCAGAAAATGTCAAGGGGAAAAGCAAAATTGGTGAAAATACCCGGTTTGAACTGAAAATCGGTAGCCAAACCACTCCGGTCAAGGTGCAGGAAACAAAGAACCTGATTGCGATTCATAATCTAACAGAGCAGAATTTGCTTGATACGCTGAACCTTGGCGGTTTCCCGATGCCGTCCATCGCTGTCATAAAAGCCGATCAGGGGCATTCGGAATATGGGGATATTTCCGTCATATTCGGAAAGGAAACAATTGATCCTCAAATTAACAGCAAAAACGCCATTTACGGTGGAGATGCTTGGACACCCACCTATCCGACAATTGAATATAAAGTGGCAGAGAAGGTCGCAGATCGCATTCGTAATAAATATTATGATCTCGCACGGAAGTTTGGATATGATGATGTGCGTCCACTTTACAAATATGCCAACGATCTTGAAGATACTCTGAACAAAGCCAAAGGCGAAGCGGAACTGATTTCCTCTCTTGTTGATGACGAAGATATGATGCGCGTTTTCCTGATGGATAGCGGTAAGGGCAAAATCCCGACCGTACAAACAGAGGTTCGGACAGAAATGTCCCCTGCCGAAGTTGAACGGGCAAAGTTTTTTATCAATGCGCTTGGGGAAGATGTTGTGCGCGGAATCAAAACTCCTGAAGGAGAACGCATCGGTTTTTACAGACAAAAGTACCTTGATGAGCATAGCGATGCTATCAGAAATGTCTACCACGAGCTTCTCACAAAAGAATATGGCGCAACCGAAGAAGAAGCACAGCGCGTCTTAGAGAATGCAAAGCGGTACGATCTGTTCCGAATCGTCAATGATGCATATCATTACTTGGAAAACGGAGGTGTTACGGTAAGAACAGAAACTGATTCCGCCGCAAGCAGTAAAGCTGTCAGAGATGCTGTTGATACAAAGCAATATCGTACATGGCTGAAAGACATCTTTGGTGGAATTGAAGAAAAATCCGGAATCCGAAATGAACGCGATCCTTTTGACAGCCGCGGAAACCGGAGAAAGTGGGAGACACTTCATTGGGAAAATACTCTTGAAAATGTAGTGCAAGCTATGCTGGAGCAACCGGATGTCGGAAAAGGGACTATTTTTTCAGCCACCTCCATTTGGGGTGTGTCCGCTAAAGAATATAAGACTATTTCTGACATGAAAAAGGATACTGCTCGTCTCAAAACAATGTCACAACAGCAATATGACACAATAAGGGCAGGCTTTGAAGAAAGGTTGACGGCAATAGCAGATAGTATCAGAGATGTCAAAGCCGATAATGAGTTCATTGCGCGAGACAACGCAATATCTGCCATCGTAGAAGCGGTTCGGACAAAGAAAACGGGTTCTTCAATGCTGGCGTATCTGAAAGGCTATTCTAACAGAGCTACCGCTCAAACCGTAAAAGACATAATCAGCCTTGTGCGTGATATATCAGATATGCCCACACAGTATTTTGAAGCCAAACCGCATCGCGTTGTGAATTTCTCCGAGATCAAGATGGTGGAATTGCCGGAATCCGCTTCCGATACACTGAAAAAACAGCTTGAACGGCGTAAAATCCCGTATGAGGTATACGGGAAAACGGATGAAGACCGTGCAACTGCGGTTAAAAAGTTGAATGATGTCCGCTTTGAACTCAATTCTGGCACAGGCTACAGCCGTGGTCAGATGTCGAAAATCGTAGCGAACCGGACGAAAGGAAAGGTCTACTCCCTCTCCGATGCGGCGATTGCTATCGACAATGTAACAGCTTTGGTATCCGGTATTTTGAGCGATGAAAACATATCCTTCCGTGCAAAAATCCGAGGCAAGTCCCGCGCGGAGGTGATGGACTTCCTGTTTGAGCAGATGAACAAGGAACAGGGCAACGGCAGGCTGAACACCGCCCTGCAAGCCGCTGATTACATTCTGAATCATGCGGTGGTGCAGGAGGAGTTGGACAGCGTTGGGCGCGAGGAATACGCGCGCATGATGGATATTATTACGGGTGTTGAATCCTATCGCAGGAAGTTCAAGTTCACCGAGACGGAAAAAGCCGATCTTAAGCATATGTTTGACAAGGGATATCCCTCCCTGCTCCGCGCGTGGTCGAGCGAGGACGGCATGATGCCTTCCCGTATTCTCGCAGAACTGAAAGACAGCGGTATAACGGTCGATTCCGCGTCCGATGTGGAATCCGACATTTTTGCGGACTTGCTTGGGCAGTATCAGAACGCAAAGCAGGCAATCAAGCAGTGGAACGAATCGGTTCTTCTGAACACGGTCGGGGACAAGCGGATGCTGACGAAGCTGAAAAGCGACATGGCGCACGAAATTCTGAAAGCGTTTGAAACGACCGGAGAAAAATCCGCCTACCGCAAAGAGGTGGAAGCCAGACAGGAATCCATCTCGAAAATGTTGGAAAAGAACCGCGCAAAGCTGACCGCCGCGCGCAAGCGGGCTATGTCTGAATCCCGGCTGTACCGCAATGCGATTAAGTTGGACGAACAACTCAAACGCGATCGCCGTTCCAGTCAGTTGCTCTCGGACGAGCGGATGCGGAAGGTTGCGGAGAGTGCCGCGAAGATCGGAAAGCCGCGTAACGCGCGGAATCCCCAGACAGTGCGGGATTGGGCGAAGTCTATGCAGGAAATCTACAGCCCGAAGAACCCGTTGCTTGCCATATACGGCGAAGCCGATGAAGAAACTGGAAAATTTGAACACACCTATTATAGCAACGAGGTCGGAGAAGCGCTGAATCGGCTCGCGCAGATTGACACGGAGGTCTACCGAAACGGGAAAAAGGTACAGGTAAAATATCTGACCGACGAACAGATTGTTGACCTTGATACGGTCATTTCCGGCATTACACGGCTCTACCGTGACTACGACACGGTGTATTTCCAAGGGAAGCGGCAGAGCCTGACGGAGACGGCGCAACGCGGTGTGGACAATATGCAGTGGATTGCGGACGAGCGCGTCAAAAAAGGAAAACGGTTCGGAGTCATTGATAAAATCAAGCGATGGACGGATGCTTATCTGTATGAGATCGCTTCCCCGATGGCTGTCATTCACGATATGGAACGGCATGACCCGAACGGCGTTCTCTCTGCGGCATTTGAGGGAATCGTATACGGGCAGATCAGCGCACAGACGATGTTTGCCGACCTCATGAATCCGTTTGAAACCTTCTACAAGGAAAACAAGGGGTACAAAAAGGCACTTGCCCGCGACACGGTGAACTTCCGTGGTCATGAACTGACCAAAGCGCAGGCGATCAGCCTGTATTGCACGATGAAGCGAGAGCACGCGCAATTGGGACTGGAGACATTCGGAATCGTATTTGATGACAAGAACGGAAACCGCGTCAAGACAGGTTCTCTGAAAGGCTATGACGCGAATGCACTGTACAAATCATTCAGCGAGACGGACAAGCGGTTTATCTCTTTGGTGGAAAACTTCTTCAACGATGTTTCCAAGAAAGTAAAGGGAGACGCGGATATGCGGATAATCGGTTCTACCAATGTTCTGGATGACTACTATTTCCCGATCTTGCGTGACCGCTCACAACGGACGAACAGCGTCGGAGATACCCGCAGAGGCATTTCGGACTTTTTGGAAACGGTTCTGAATCTCTCGTTCAACCAAAACACGGTTCGCCATGCGGACGGTCGGATTGAGATTTCAGACGTGACAAACACCATCATGAAGCACGCGCAGGGCTTGGCGATCTATGCAAATCTGTATGAGCAGATTCAGACATTCGACCGGATTCTGAACAAGAAGGTCGGCGAGATGGACGCGGACGGCAAGCTGATTCGAGAGACTACCAAATCGCTCGGCGAGATGATGGAGGATAACCACAAGGGAATGCTGAATTACCTTTCCAAGCTGCTGGCGGATGTGCAGGGGGTTCGGACGGATATGACCGGTGCGATGGATGTCATCGACCACGCGCTGACCAAAGTTTACGGGCTTTACGCACAGGCGGCGGTATCGGGAAACATCAAGACAGCAATCCTCCCGCTTGCGTCCTACTTTGCAACCGGTCTGTATGTTGACGCACGGCATATGGCGAAGGGCTTTGCCATGAATGCAACCCCTGAAGAAATCCGGGCAAACATGGAGCAGATGGACAAATATTCATCCGTCACCAAGGGGCGGTACTATGATCGCGGCGCAATCAAATCGCAGACGGTTCAGGATGAAGTCCGCGGGTTGATCTCCGTAACCGGCAAGGGCATTGAAGCAACTGAACGGTTTATGCTCTCCAAGGTCTGGAATGCCTGCAAATCGCAGACGGCGGAGCAGTTGGGTCTTTCCGTTGATTCCGACGAAAACTGCCGTGCCGCCGCAAAGCTGTTCGACAAGGTGGTAATCGAAACGCAGTCGCAGTATGTTGCATCCATGAAAAGCGCGATGGGCAGAAGCAAGAACCAACTTGTTCGCGGTCTGACGATGTTCAAGTCCGATGGTGCGGCAATGTTCTCTTCGTCTTTTGATGCGATCCGGAGATTCATGGATCTGCGGGATCGGGCGAAAGCTGGGCAAGATGTTGGCAAGGAACTCGCCGTAGCAAAGAAGCGGGCGGGGCGCGCGGTTGCAAGCGTAGCTTCCGTATGCGTTGCCGTTGCAATCATCACACAGGCAATGCGGTACGCGTTCAATAACGATGACGAGGAAGAGGAAACGCCTGCAAAAAATATCGCCATGAACACGATGAATTCCGCAATGGGAATGTTCCCCCTGATCGGAGATGTCTACAGCGTATTTGCGGAGGGTTACGACATTTCCAACATGACATTGGATGCGCTCAATGACGGAATCAACGGTGTGCGCGGTATGGTTTCCCTGTTCGGAGACAAGAACGCGACGCAAGCAGATGTCGCGCGCGCAACCCGAAAGGCGCTGTACGGTGTCGGTCATATGGCGGGTGTTCCGGTTCGAAACCTGACCAACCTGACAACCGGTGTGATCCGGCGGTTCAGCAAACCGGCAATGTACGGGTATGACAGCATTTTCTCCGGCGAGAAGTATTCGGAAGATCTCCGACGCGCGGTCAAGCGCGGGGACGATAAGATGGCGGAAGCCATTACGAAGGTCATGTTCCGGCGCAAGAAAACCGGAGCATACAATCAGGAGACATTGGATGAAGTCCTGCGGCTGTACAAAGCGGGATATGACAAGAAGGTCATGCCGGGCGGAATTCCGGACGATTTGACCCGCGCGCAGCGAAAGACCTTCCTGAATGTCTATGGGAAATCCGATGCGGATGTGCAGAAGCTGATAGAATCCGATGCTTACAAGGCGTTTGATGACGAGCAGAAAGCCTCCGCAATCAGCAGCCTGTATCGGTCTTGGAGAGCCTACGCAGAGTATCAAGCGACTGGCGAAACAGATGACAAATCGGCACTCCTGTCGGAGATCATGGGGGCGGACAAATTTGGGAAAGCCCGCGCATACCTCTCCGGGCTGAAAGCAAAGGAGGATGCGGAAACTCCGAAGGACGGTTGGCGTTCAACCATTCAGAAGGGCTTGAAGGGCATGGGGCTGACATCCGATGAACAGGCGCTGATAATCTACGCCGCAGGATATCATTCCGCCTCCGATCTCTCTGCATTCCTGCGGGTTCTCAATGCAAAGAATCTGACAAAAGAACAGTTGGCTTTGCTCGCGGAGATCTTCAAACTGGATGTGAAAAAAGGAAAACTGGTAGAGAGAAAGACAACAAAAAAGACGGCATGAGAAAAGGCACACGGGGAATTTCCTCGTGTGCCGATTTTTATTTTTCCTGATCGTTACCCTTTTCCTGCTTCTCTCTGCTCTCTGCAATGTACCGGGAAACTTTTATGTCATAAAACAATCCGCAGACGCATTTCATCAGCATCCAGAAAAAGAACGCAAAGATCGGTCCACCTACCATATATCCGATCCCCTGACCGACCATGTATGCATATGAGCTTCCGTTAGCGCCGAGCAAGATCAAAAATCCGGCAATACACAGGATTGAGCCGATTGTTATCGCAAACACCTTACAAAAGCGAAAGAGCTGATTGATATGATCCAGATTGACGGTAGCGGGGCTTTCCACAACAGGGGCTTGCTGATGATCGGGGTAATTGTTCATTGCTTTTTCTCCTCTCCAAAGTACAGAATTTATTACTCCCCCATTATAGCATACAGGGCTTATTTTGTCAATGTATTCCCGTAAAAAAGGCAAGAAAGCGAAAAAGTTGAACCAAACACCCCCGAATTTGAACCAAAACGGGCTTTTTTGCAGGTTTTTTATGCGATATAATTTTTTCAATGACCAAGAGGAAAGGAGGAAACCGACATGAGTAAGAACCCTTATCAGACCACGAACGGCGGGATTATCAAAGCCCCGCATCCGCAGAACGGCGGCGATCCGAAGCCCATCTCGCGCGAAACCGGCGGTGATCTGCGATCCGGTAAGTAAGGCACGCGATCCAAGGAAAGGAGGATAGCAGAATGCCAAACCAGACTGATGAAGTCAAAGACCCTTTGCAGGAGGAAGTACCCGCAGCCCCTGTAGAGGACGAGGTGGAGGAAGACCTCGTCAATGATCCGGAGGACGAGCCGGAGGACGAAAACGGGCATGAGGATACCGCTGCGAGCGCGCAGGAAGCGGATGGGGGCGCAGATGACGATGAAGACGGCGATCTGTGGGATGACTGGGACGATGATGACGGAGCTGATGCGGACGATGCGTCCGACGATCCGGAATCCGAACCTGACCCAGATGCCGCTACGGATG